GATGATTCCGTAACACTTACATCACCGTCAGGTGGTTCACTTGAAATAAATACAGCAGTCGAAGTCAAAACAGGTGTATTGAAGTTGAATGCAGCTGGTATGGAAGCAACGACAAATTTCAAGGTTGCAAACATACAAGGATCTGCACACGGGTTGGGTGTGGGTGTCCTCCACTACAACACTGGCACGAGTGTGATTACATACTCCACAAATTAATATATACACAATAAGTAAACATGCAAGAGAACGGTCCATTCCGAAATATAGAAACACAAGATGATCTCACACTTTCTTCTATGTCAAGTTCACAGATGTCCGCCACAACAACTACCGTCAACTTTACAAGTGATCAAGGAGGTCAATTAGAAGTAAACGATAAGGTAGAAGCAAAAGCAGCTGCGGTAAAGATGAATGCTGACGGGATGGAAGCAACAACGAACATGAAGGTTACAAACATTGCATCGGCTGCATTGGGTGTTGGAATAAACGTTCTACACTACAACACATCAACAAAAGAGATAAAAATGTCAACGACAAGTAGTTTTACTTTACAAATTGAACACGAAGGCGAATCTCGTATAGTCAACTGTGTTATACGCGAAACAAGCTCATCTGGTACTATATTGTTTCAAGAAACAGCATTCGGTGGTGATGGTTTGGCGGAAGGTGTGTTTACATTGGGTACCATACTTGGAACAACGGCAACAAGTCTGTTTATTATAATTAATCTTAAAGGTGATTCATCACTCGACGGTGATCCTACATGCGTCAGTCAATCGATCGGTGTATCCAACGCGACCTTAGTATCCGGTGATCTTGCGAATGGATTTATATTCAACAACTTCCGTGCGGGTATTACTTACCGTTTTGTATTCACAGTGGAGTAAACGACCGTTATTTTTTTGTAGACCTAATGTAAACACGATGAAGCACGGTAACGGACGAGCCAAAGAACCAACCGCCGCACAAGTCAAGAAGCTTCCCCCTGGACTCGTAGAGTACATGCGAAAGCATAAAGCAAACACACATCGCGCGAAACCAGGACACAAAAAGGACAAAGATAAGAAGAAGGACGGTAAAATGAAGTAAATTGGACAGTAAACCCATTGGAAATGTCTTTTTTTTGTCCTAAACCCATAGAAAAGCCTCTACAAACATATTTGCGCAAATCTGCTAATACCCTTGTTTCTATGCATTTAGGACAAAAAAATGACTGTAAGCACCTATTTCTTGTCCTTTTTCGGTATCTTTTCTTCCAAATCTGTGTCATGGTTGAGTTTTGTTCGTCCTTCTACCTTGTTTACGAACGAATAGACGCGAGCCATTGCCCATTGTTCTTTTGAAAGCTTTACAGACATTGGTGCCTTTGCATCCTTCTTGAATGTACCTTTAACACGCACAGATTCTGGATTCGTTTTGTATGCACCGATACCACGGTCATATACCTCATCCAATATCTTCATTGATATCTTTGACACTTTGGATATCTCTTCTTTCGTATGGGACTCGTCCTTGTCGAATCCGTGACGTTTGTTCCACTGTTGTTTGTTCGTCGACATCTTTGACTAATACTCATATTTTTATTACACGCAACCAATTTAGGTTCTGATCGATTGCGTCTACCATATCATCGTAGAACTTTACATTCACGGCATGATGCGATGTTCCCGACTTCAACAGTTGGTGTTTGTGCACATTAACCAACTTTCGTAGTCTACTGATGTCGACATTGTCGTCGTAGTTACGCATCTTCTTCAATGCTTCGTAAGCTATTATGTGTATCTTCTTTCGTGTTGTGAGACACATTAGTATACCGAAATCTACGGATCGGTTATTCACAAACGCGTCATGGTAATCTTTATGATCATCTTCAATAGTGAATCGTTCTTCTTTGATTGTGCGTGTAATGTGATTCGTCTTCTCTTTAAACAAGATCCGTTGCATCTCCAAAAATTTTTGTCGCTGTGCTCGTGTCGCGGGCATTTTTGTTTACATGTAGGATGACATTTTTTTTTCTCGTGGTATAATATAAATCACATATGGACAAAGTTAAGCAAGACGTTCGCGACACCGACAATCTTGCAGAAGCTACGAAGAAAACTCTCGAAAGTCGTGTCAATCGTCTATTCGCAACGGAGCCTTTCCCTAAGAGTATAGTGAAGAAGGTTATCCCTTCCATCAGTGCGAACAAGTCTTCACAACTTGCGTACCTTCAATCAGTAATGAGTCTATCTCGCATTTCGGAATCATTCAAGAAGATGGTAGGGCAAAAACAACTTCGTGATATACTGAAGGCAAGTGAGTTGTTGAAAGAGAAGGAAAATGAACGAAGAGAGAAGGGAGAGAAACGAGAAGACGATATAGACTGGGACGATGTAAAGAAGTGTAAGGACAAGTTCCCAGTAGGTACGGAGGCACGATTGATATATCTTCTGTACACAACTTTACCACCAGTTCGTGCAGACTACACACCGATGGAGATTGTAGATAACGCAAAGGACGCGAACGACGAAAAGATGAACTATTATGTTCGTACAAGCAAACCGTACATGTTACTGAATGTATACAAGACTTCACACAAGTATGGACAACAACGATTAGATGTAAGCAAAGAACTTGCAGAGGCGGTTCCAAAAGATCAAAAATTCATGTTCGAGTTTGACGGAGAGCCAATGGCAGCAAATACATTATCCAAGAAGGTTGCCCGTGTGTTCAAGAGGTATTGTGACCTACATGTTACGATCAATACACTACGACGATCGTACGCCAAGATGACGATGGGTCTTTCGAAGGACGAACAAATTGACGCTGCTTTGGCACAAGGTCATTCGCTCAGTGTACATAAAGAATATTCTCGACGAGGTAATAAAGAAGATGCCAAGGAGGAGTAATCGTTTAGTTGAAACACTTGAGTACGAAATATCCGAAAATCCGCGAACATTAGTCGTTAGTGATTATCTTCGAGACCAACTGTGGGACCTACATGCACGTCTTGGGAGTAAACTTCCACACTGTTGTGTATGTGAGGACGAAGCACATTGTCAGAAATGCACAATGGTAACGGTGTGTGGGCATGTGATGTGTGTGCAGTGCCTATACCGACTAAAAAAAGTACAATGTCCGATATGTCGATACCCGTTCGTTTGAACGACCGAGATTTTTTTTCTTGCATGTATATAAAACAATGTCAATCGATCCGCAAGATATCAAGAGAGGACGTAAGCCGTTCCTTACACCAGAGTTGCGCCGAGAGAAGAAGAAGGCATGGGAAAGTGCTAACCCGGAGAAAGTATATGCATACAGACGTAGGGGCGTGCTCCAGACATGCCTCAAGCGTTCGTCACTACCATCAAAGACTACGGTAGACCGGTATGAGTTCACAAAGGAGGAACTGGATCCAATTTACGAAGCACTACATACCAATCGACCTGTAGTGGCCTGTTGTGCATAAAAAACATAGTATCGACTCGATATTTTTTTGGGGGGTCGATGATTTTTTTTTTGTCCGCGTCGGTGGACGAAGATTTTTTTTCTCTGGCAATATGTAAAACCAACCATGACCACACGATCCGGTCTCAGCTATCAACCAGTCAACCTCGGGTCCATGACCCAAGTCGATGCTATCAACCTATATGAAGACTTTTCGGCACCATCGCAGTTGCGAAAAGCTCTGTGGGTCGATTCCCTTACGAAAAAACAGGTTGCCCAGTGGTGGCACAAGACCGATCACGACGCAGAAACTATCAAAAAATCATGGGACAGATTTATGGGTGACCGACTTAGTAACGCACGAAAACAAGACTACAAAAATGAGGGTATGGAAGAGGGAGACAAAAACAACATTTACTTTCTCCGTTCGTACAACCACTCAAGTACATCTAATGGGTGTCCAGGGCGGTTGTACTGCCATACATCTCTTCAGTCACTACCCCGTCCCATGCGTAACCTTATCATTGAGGATGTATGCTCCGATATTGATATGTGTAACGCAGCACCAACCATACTGTGCTTCTTGGCCAAAAAGTACCAAATAAACTGTATAGAGCTGAAATCATATGTGGATAATCGTGCATCGTGGTTTCGCCAAGCGTCTATGGACTACGGTTGGACAAAACGGTTTTGCAAAGACTTTGTGATTCGTCACATGTTCAATGCAAAGCCAGATGATCGTTGTAAAAACCGGCAGTTCAAAGGACTCGTTCTGGAGATTTACAACATAAAGAGACAGTTGTACAAAGTATCCGAGCTTTCGTGGGTCCTTCAGCACTGTACGATGGAGAACCCGCTTGGTACATTCGCGAAAACCATCCTCTTCGCGATTGAAGCCAAACTAACCACAGAGTGTGTAAAATACGCACAGCAATCACTCGGATGGAAAATTCAGGCGATTGTACACGATGGTTTCAATCCGGTCGGTAAATTTACAAACGACGACAAAGAACCTCTCGAAGACTTTGAGTACATCGGAAACCAACTGTTCCCAGGTCTCGACATGAAATGGGCGTGGAAAGATTTCGATCTGTACTTCTATGACAAAAAAACGGGTGAGTTACTAACGGATCAAAATGATCCGGAGCGTCGACCCAAAGAGTTTCGTCCACCCGTAGACTGGCTTCCCGAAGAAGAGAAAGAAGTAGATGAAGATGACTACAAATCCGATGACGATGATTTTGAAGGAGACGCGGAGTTCCAACCAGCGTACTCGGTAAAAAAGAGGGAAATAGAACAACATCTGTGGAAGGTTTCGGACCTGTATGTTGACATGAAGACTGACCGACAGGGGAAGTTAAACATGATTTCACGAACGGTGATGAACGACCGTTTTGAAGAGCTGAACTATTCGCACAAAATATACAACGAAAAAAAGAAAGAATGGACCCGCAAAAACACACCGTTTCTTTGCAAATGGAGAAAAGACCCGAAAATTCTAAAATACACACGGATGGTGTGCGACCCTACACATTCACATGACCCCGAAAATGAACTGAATACATGGACGGGGTACGATGTAGATCGCATAACAAAGGATCATGATTGGGAAAAGGGGAAACGACTCGTTCTAAAACATCTTCGATTTCAAAAATATCTGTTCAACTCAAAAAGACAAGTACAATTTGGTTTGGATTGGCAGACGCACATATTTGCACTACCGGAGGAGAAGCCTGGTATCATGGCGTGCTTAGGAGGAGAGCCGGGTGGTGGTAAGAGTACATGGATTGAAGTTATCGTTATAATGATTGGTATGTTACTGGTTATGGTGTCAACCAGACCAGAAAACGACTTCTATGGTCCAAACGGAACGATTTGCATTGCAAACAAGAAGTTACTCAATTGCCAAGAATGTGGGAAAGAGGCGATGACCAAACACCAGGACGGACTAAAACCAATTATCACTGATCGTATCATTCGTTGTAAAGGTATGTGCAAGGATCCGATTCCCGTAGACTCAATACATGCAGTTGTCTTGTCATCTAATCATTTGGATGCAGCACCCGACAGCGATAAAGAACGTCGCTATTGGGCTCCTTTATGTACAACACTCTGGGCAGAGTTTAAAGATCCCGAAACGAAAACGCCATGGGGGTCACCCACAGAAAAGGCCGAATTCTTTGCTACAATGAACAACGACGAAATAACAGACCCAGACTTCCAGATCCACTATGCAAAGTTTCTACGAGCGAGAGCATATAACAAAGACGGAGATCTTCGTATTCCAAAAAGATTTACAATCGACCATGTACCGATTGGAAAATTACAAAAGACGATCCGTTCAAACAATAAACAATGGATCGACATGTTTCTCTATGATATCATTTCCGACTGGGAAAATGTTGAAAAGGAAGGGTGGATCGATTATTCGATAAGTGATCTTACAACTCGACTCGAAAGATTCACGGAAAAGCAAAAATGGGATGACAACAAGACCGAACGTTCACTTACGACAAAGTTGTCGTATCTAAAACTCACATGGTCGGGTATTCGCGGTGGTAATGAGGAGAATCGCAAGTGGGATAACGACAAACAAAAGAACATAAACTACTGGTCCTTCGATCTCGACTACATGCGCAAACGACTCCGTATAAATGTAAAAAACGATCGTATTCGCAAGTATTTCAATGAGACGATCAACGGGATCAAACAGGTTATAGATAGGCACGAATTTGCGAGACCAAGATTTACAGGTATACAAAAATGTACAGTTGGCGCAGAATGTGCAGAAAAACGACATACATTCGACAGAGAAATCCTTCAAGAAGAATTGAACAAAATTGAAAAAGAGAGAGACGAGTTCGAAGAAGAATTGCGTCATGTTGACGATGAGACGGAGGAAGATTGGGATTACGAAGCGGAGTATGAATACTACATGGGGTCCACATATAATACGCATGTGCCGAAGACGGTTCCGATAACACGCATACTAAAGTGTGTAATAAACTGGAAGCGACTTGGAAAACAACGAACGATTCGTATAACAAAAGAAAGGGATGAAAAAGAGAAGCGAATTGCAGATAGAATGAAACTAAGAGAAGAAAAAGCAAAACAAGAGGAACAAGCGGCGATTGAACATCACAATACATGGTTGAAGGAACAAGACGAGAAGCGAAAACTTGAAGTACAAAAACGCAAAGACAAAAATGAACAAGAAGTCGTAGAAGCGTTGCAAACATTCCCACCAGACCCCGAATCAAAATGTTGTATCAACCGAGTGTTTGGAGGAGGTGAATGTACCCAACTTAAGGACTTCGGGCAATGTCATTGCGACTCACATTCCAAAAAATGTGGATGTCTACAGTGTCTCATTTCCCGTCATTGTTCGACATAGAAAACAATATTTGTAAATCACACACTTTTTTTTTGTATGCATATAGAAAACACAATGACTGAACCACCTGTCATACCCATGATGGAGAAGAAACCATTCCCCGCCGATCGTGCAATGAAGTTAGCAATGGCAAGACAGAAAGCATTGGAAGTGCGTCGGAAAAACAAGGAGATTCGTTTGCAGCAAGAACTGGATAGTATGAAGGCAAAGAACGCACCGAAAGAAGAACCCGTTCCCGAACCAATCGTCGAGTCCGAAAATGTAGATGTAGGTGCACCTGAAGATATTCCTGTTCCCGACCCTGTACCAGAAGACGAAGAACCAGTACCGGAGCCACCACCAAAGGTCGCTCCGATCAAAAAGAAAAAGAATAAGAAGCAGATGGTGGTTGTAGAACAGTCGTCAGACGACTCAGATGAGTTCGAACATAACCAAAATGTCGTTTTCGTGAAGAGAGTACGCAAGAAGAAGGAAAAGGCACCAGATCCCCCACCAGTGATAGAACGACCATCTACTGAACCACCGCCTGTCGTCCGACAGCCAGAGAGACCACAATTGACACCCGAGCAACAACAAATTCATTCGTATTACAACACAATGTTCAATGGAAATTTCTTGGCAGCTGGTCGAAGACGTTGACCTCCGAACCTCCGACCTCCGGACCCCTCCTGACAGCATACTGAATTTAGAGGGTGAGTGATTTTTTTCCACCCCTGTGTTGTTTTTTTTTTGTCAAAAAGTTTTCATGATGTCTGGGTAAAATGGGTCCGGAGGTTCGGAGGTTCGGAGGTGGTCCACAACAAAATCAAAAAAGTTTTATTTTTGATTAACTTAGATTATTATATGTATATTGTAGTAAAATGAGGCTCCTGAGTGTAGAAAAGAGTACGAATCCCAAAAAGAAATACATGGCTACTTTTTGTAACTGTGAAGGCTCGACAAAGTGTGAACCGAAAAATCGTAAGGTTGTTCACTTCGGTGCTACAGGGTACACCGACTACACATTGACTGGAGACAAAGAAAAACGCCGTCTTTACCGGGTGCGACATGCAAAAGAGAAGAATCAAGCGTTTGACACTCCCGGAAGACTCTCTATGGACTTGTTGTGGGGCGAGTCAACTTCTTTACAAGAGAACATCAAGGCGTTCAAGAAAAAATTATCATGTTAAGTTAAAAACAAATGCCGAATCGTTTTAAGGTGTATTTTGACGAGGATGGAAAACGATGTCCTAAAAATGTACAGGCATTACGACGCTTACCTGAGTGTGGTATTTTCGACAGGAACGCGTTGGATTTCATACCCGCAAATCGTCCTCCTGTTGGCCCACCGGTGCCGCCCAAACCAGGTCCGTTCATGCCACGACAAATGAGTGGTTTGCCAAGAGCATTCAACGGTAGTAATATACCCGACATTCCGGAAGAACCCAACCCCGTATTTCCAACTCGACCGGGAATGCTTATCGGTGGTGCGACTGGCCCAGGTTCCCAATTTAACGCGGCACGTCTTCCACAAGACGAAACGACCCTTGTACAAGGTAAAGGTGTTCGTGAGTTGAATGCACCTGGAGACTACCAACGAATATCAACTGTTCCAACGCATGTTCAATCCGGTCCTGTAACTCGTCAACTTGGATCGCTTGACGCTCGGAATACAGGAAACGATGATGTTTTCCAGTCTATTGATGATGCTATGCGATCTGTACCGCATACAACAACATTTACAAATGTAAACAGACCAGGTGAGTTTGCGGAGAGAACATCTGCCGACGCCGTAACACAATCAATGCTTGACGCGATGCAAGAAACATCATATCCGGAAGATGTGCAAGTTCGTGTTCAACCCAGACAAGTTCGTATTCGACCATCACCAATTCCAGATGATCGCGATACGGAATTTGGTCCTGTGCTTACACAGGTTGACGAAGACCCAAGTAATGTACAGTTACCGACAGAAACGGTTGATGAATTGGGTGTGATGCCTGGTGAAACACGCATTCCTACTGCGCGTCCACCTCCCGGTCAACGACCTCGACCACGAACATTCAAGCGACCTACACGAACAACCAAGACATCTCCTCCATTGACTCCAAGGGCGCGTGGAAAGTTACCTATGAGTCGTAGAGGTTACTCGTCTGTACCAACATCCGAAGGACAAGAGCTACAGGATTTTAGACAAAGAACACCACAGTCGCGTGAATTGGGTTTGCGAAATGTTGAGGAAGATATCGGTGTATCACCAAGTGCAGGTGCGTCGTCTTCTGCAGGACCATCCCAACCCGCACAGGATGATACAACGAGTCCCGGATCAGTAAGAGCAGGTCGTAAAAGACGCATGGGAACGTCTGATTACTATGAAGTAGATCAATCAGACCCTGATGTTCCCCGTATGGTTGCCAGGACTGGAAGAGGACGAATCATGTCACAGTTGGAACAACGGGGATCGAGAGTAAAAGCAAATATTGAATTTGCTGCAAATAACGCAAAACGTTTTAGAGCGGGTCTTACAGAATCTCTTCGGGCGGGAACGCAGGGCACAATGCAAGACATTCGTGCGTTTACCACTCGACAGTTCGGCCAAGGTTACGAAAAAGTTGTTTCCGATTCTGTTGGTATACGGCAAGCACAAGCTATTAGTGGTGAAATCTCTATTGGAGGAGGGAGACCGATTCCAGCAGGAACTACGGTAAACGCATCCGCAAGTGGTGATATTACAGTCACAAGACCGATAACCGAAGATGTGACGGGTTTGCGAGATATTCCGCTTGATTTCTCTCCTTTCCAAGAAGTGGAGGATCAACCCACAGTAATAGGTCGAGCTCCACCTAAATTGTCGTTTTCTGAACGCATAAACATTGCACGCGACTCTTTTACTAATATTTCAGCAGCAGACGCAGGAGAAATGGCTGGGAAAACAGGAGCTGGTTTGTTATTCGGTATGGGTGTGGGTGCATTGATGGGTAATTCTGTAAACACGGGAAATAAATATGTAGATTCCATTTTAGTTGGCGGGACGTCTGGTGTTGCTGGGGATGTAGGTGCACGGACTACTGCACTTATTGCACAAAAAGCCGCTCTCAAATTTGGAAAAACAGCAGCGACTGTAGGAACAGATGCAGCAGTCAACGCAGGGGCTGACGCGGCGGTATTTGGTGCGACCCGTGCGGCCACTGCAATACTAAGGGGTGGTGCAGAAGGTTTGGGTGTAGGTATTGTCGCTGCACCTCTCGATTTACTACTGAATAATGCCTTTGTGAATATGGGTGCATCACACGCTGCTGCGAACGTTGGATCTTCCGCACTCGTTGGTGCAGGTACTACAGCAACAATTGGTGCAATTTCACTCGCAGCAGCACCGGAAACTCTTGGATTGTCTCTGGCGGTGGGTGCATTCGCAACTGGTGTTTCCGCGTTGGTTGGATTCTTTACAGGTAAAGCACAAGACGATGCAGAAGCAGCAGCGAAAAAGAAACAACAGGATGCACGTAATCTTGTGAATAACACAGCTACTGCACGACGACAACTATTGGCGTCGCTACCACAGTACAATTACAACTTTGATAAGGCTGTAGCAGGTTTCAAAGACAAAAAGAGTCTGGGTGAAGACACGGACACATGGACCGCGTTTTCGAGAAGTGCTACTCAATTATTTGTACCAAAACCTTCAAATACCCCAGCTCCCGCTCCAGGTGGAACTGATACAAAACCCCCAGACGCAGATCAGCAACGTTTGAACAACTTATTCGGTAAGTACATTCAACACCAACTCGTTTCCGATGTATGTGCTGGTGTTGGTACTGGGTGTGATGCCCTACGAGCGAAAGATCAAGGAGAGCTTACAGATGACGAAACAAAGTTTCTTAACGACAAAACGGGTAGTACATGGAAGACGCAAGCAGATATGCAAGTGGAAATGTCGAAACAAGAGTTAAACTATACACAAAAGCGTATTCAACTTGCACAACAAGGTATGGTAAACGCATGGAACGATGCACAGAAATTGCCAGATCAACTTGATCCATATACTACACAAACTGCATATTTGGACCCGACATTCCAAGCCAAGTTCCAAAAGGCAATCAAACTCGACGCACAGCAACGAGTGATAAATGCATACTATTCGGATCAGACGCGTTTGGAAGCATTGCCTCCAAATATACAAGCTGCAGCGGGGTACGACAAAGATTTCAAGGGCGTTATGGATGCGTTCTATTCTTCGATGGATAGCACTGCGTCTCAACTGGAGGTTACACTTCCTCAATTGATACAATTGCAGTCTATGTCCGGTGAACAACAGAGAAGTGCGTACCAGGGTATGCAGTTCGACCGTATCAAAACACAACGTTCCGTTGTAAAAGATGCACAACAACTTTCCACAGAACAAGACCAGGTTCGTGCTGCAGGTTTCTACGATATTGATCAAGCATTCATGCAGACGGATCCTACCGCGATATCTTCGTGGAAGCCCACCGATTCGCAAATTCTACAGGCGCATGCAGCAGGACTGAACTTGAATCAATATGTTGCTTACATGCATCAACTCGCTCTTGGACAGGCAGGTGATTATTCCAAACTTCCAACATACACAGAGGCACAGTTGCGTTCTTCTGGACTTCTCGATTATTCGCACTTACAAGATGAGTTGCAAGTTGCCGGATATCGTCGTGACTTATATCTTTATGATCCCGCAACCCGTATGTTTACATTAAATCCAAGTGTTCCAAATCTACCGGATCAAGACCAGATAAGCTCGTTCATATCTGCATACACCCCTGCATATCTTGTAAAGGCTCGTAACGATTATAAAAACATGATAAACGGGCTCAACGAGCAAAACCAAGCATCCGTGGACCAGTATAATACAAATCTTCGTAGACAATTGACCGTATACGGTGCACAATACACAGACATGGTCGCTGCACAAAATGAGTATCTCATATCACATTCTGGACCCGTAACGCAGTTACTACACTTCGACGTTGATCAAATGTTCAACCAATACACTATCGATTATAATCAACTGGAAACAGCGTTGCCAACAAAGGACCAACCCATTGGCGGTGGTGTTACTGCGCCTGGATTGCCAGCATCGACAGGTACGACGGGTGGTGATGGTGACGGTGGCAGGGAACTTAGTGAGAAAGAAAAAATGGAAAAAGCAGCTGCAGAAAGATATGGGATGGACATTGCGGAATACAAACATATGAAAGACCTTGTACAAGCGTCACTCGGTCCAGGGACATATGCAGATGATTTGAGTGATGATCAGAGAGATGAATTTGCCGCACAAGCAAAAGGAATGACAAAAAATGAATATGATGGTTTTATGCAAAACTACACACCACCTACCGCACCGTCGACGACTCCGTCTATACCAACAAAGGGAACAACACCAACTACAACACCGTCTACACCAACAAAGGGAACGAGTACACAACGACCTACAGCACAAGGTACGGAGGGACGTGGTCCACAGTTACCACCTATGGCTACAGGACAACGACCGAAAGGTGGAAAGTAAACTATTCTCCCTTTGGACACAGTTCTGGATACAAACGACACAGTTTCGCTCTTTGCATATCGTTTCGTTGCATAGGAGGTGACTGTGTATTTTTTTGTCGTCGTGATGGCATAAAGTTGAATCTGTCGTGAGGATCAAGCATGGATCCTGTAAAAACATTCTGTGGTACTTGTTTGATCTCCATGTGATCTTTTGTCATGTAGACACCGAAGCTAATGGGGTCATTCCCCGTTGTGTAAACTTTTGTTTTTGACTCAAATGGTTCATTGTACAATGCAGGAGCTTCGCCGGGAAATACACTAAGTGTTTCACCAGGATTGTATACATGTGCTGCAACATTGTTTTTTCGTGCTACATAATCGGCAACAGCACCGCCAAGTGAATGCCCCGATAAGCTCTTTACATCATATTTCTGACTTACATTGCGATAGAAGTCTTCTGCACGATCAAATCGTGTGAAAGGTATCACCGAACTCTTGGACCGATGTGATCCGAAAAGAATAAGAGTATCTGCTCCAATGTCGTAAATGTTGTACGGATCGGTTCCTCTGTATCCGATGATAGCGCGACCGTCTGGTCGTAATATTGTGACGGCGTGATCGTCACTGTATTCGGGATCGATCGTATACCCCTCCAGGTAATCATCAAGTTCTTGTTGTGCAAAGTCTTCACCTCTTTCGTAGAAATTATATGCTGCGTCGGATACAACTGCGTGTTCATACCCTTCTGTATCCATCTTTTTTATATTATGTATACAATAAAAACATGGGACAAGCTCTCGCAAAGTGCTTAGGTGGAGAAACTGATTACAATAACAATGGTATACCCGACAACAAGGAAGTACAACGTTTAGTCGAGTCGTTCATCGCAAAGCAAAAAGAAAAAAAGAATAAACTGTTGCTTAAGAAGATCCTGAAGTAGTTGAGGTGGGTTCTATGACAACATCTTCTTTATCGATAACAATCACATCCCGATCGCAAGAAATACACGGGGTGCGTATATTTTTACACCTACTTTTCAAAAAGTATGTAAAACAAACTCCCAGTGCAGCAGAAAACGACGCAATGACTGTAAGAAGCCATGCTCCGTGTTTGGAGATAAAATCAGGGGGATCGTCGCATCCACTCTTGACGCATTCTATGGGGCATACAATGTCTGCCATGTTTTTAATGTATACATATATAAAAAAGGATGCGTACTCAAAAGCTCAAGGGATTGGACATCGTTCCGCCAAAATCGACGAGTGGTGAGTATGAGACACAACCAAATATGTACAAAATGCACCAGGTGTGTATTATTGTTGGAAAGCGTCAATCAGGAAAAACTACGGCATTAGTCTCTCTTTTGGAGCAAATGAAGTACGATAGGATACTTTTCGTGTCTCCCACAATGAAGAGTAATAAAGAAATTCTTTCGCGATTAAAGATTGACGAGAATGATATTTTCGAAGATTGTGATGACCCAACCGTCATAGACAAAATAAAAAAAATCGTAGAGGACGAAGCAAAAGATTTGGAAAGGTACAACGATGAGATGCGACGTTACAATAAATTGATGAAGGCGATTAGCACCGACCATATGCCAATTGACGAAGAGGATATGATTGCATTCTTCAACGATCGTGATTTTATGAAGCCTGTGCATCGTTACAATGGTCAGAAGCCACGCGTTGCTGTTGTTTTTGATGATTGCTTAGGAAGTGGTCTATATTCGCGTCCAAGGAAGCTAAACGCTTTATCTACTTATTCCAGACACATTGGACAACTTGCGGAAGGTGGAAGTATCGGAATAAGTTTATTCTTTCTCATTCAATCTTTCAAGGCACAAACGGGGGGTCTAAACAAGGTCATTCGTAACCAGTGTACATCCTTGATGCTTTTCAAAACAAAAGACAAGGGAGAGTTAATTGATGTATCGGAGAGTGTTGCAGGTGAAATAGATCAAAACACATTCATGGATGTGTATAATGAAGCGATACAGGATGGTGATCACCACCAGTTCCTCTCTATCGATCTACACCGCAAAAAAGGCCACCCCAGTATGTTTAGAAGACGTTTCTCTGAGTTTTTGATACCCGGACCTGAAAAAAAATAATGTGTGTATAAAGTAAAACAATGGCTGCGAGACTCGGTGTACTCAGTGATGTAGCAATCAAGCATCATTGTCCAGAATACTTTCCCCCCGATATCGGGGTGCAGAAAGCAATGCACCCATTACACCTCCAGACTAACATCTTCAAGGGAATCAAGATTCCCAAGGAAACGAATACACAGACGGAGTTTGCTCGTTTCCCAATCAACGATCTGCAGAATTTCGCGATGGTTGCGGCACCCGCACGAACACCAGAAGCGTTGATGCAGAGTATATACAATTACCGTAAGGAAATCGGTAGTACGAATGTTCCGTCTGATATCAAGGACGGGTATGTCATGTCTTTGAAGAGCACACATCTTCCGTTTATGGTGAAGAGACCTATGGAAGATGATATGACATCTATCGCAACATCTTCCGATCTTTCCGACGCATCTACATTGTTTGCATCACCTGCAGAACTTACACTCGGTCGTTCTACGCGTAAAGCGGGAATGAAACAATTTGATGCAGAATTCCAAGTTGCAAAAAGCTTCATGCAACCAGAGACTCGTGCAATGCTTACGAACATTGCGTCTTCTGGAAATCTTGATAATGTACTTGAAAGCATCTTTCCAGGTGGGTTCGGACCACGGGGACCTATTGGACAAGGTTACCAGACACACGGAGAAGTTTTGTCGAAACTAAACAAGATGTATCACGGCGATAGAACTGCTCTTGCAACCATTGCACGCGCAGACGCTGCTGCGAAGTCTCAGGGTGTGATTCCAGATCAATCTACCTTCATGTCGTCGATCTTTGGGTATCGTTACCAAGAGGAGATCAAGGAAGAGGAGCAAGTCGCGGACGAGGAATAAAAAAATATATATGTATATGTAAAACAACAATGGCTCTCGCCGTGCCTGGACTTGAGAGAAAGAAAGCAGACAATCCCTTCAAGTATACGGAAGACGAGTTGACGGATCGAAAGCTTGCACTAAAAACAATGATGGAGTTGTGGCCTGATGTAAACCCTATGCACGCGGAATGGGTCTACGACATGTGTAAGAACACTCCAGATGAGCAGATGAAAGAAATAAAGCATAAAGTAGAAACGGAACCTTCGCGATTTAAGACAGTGAACGACCCAACGTCGCACCTGTACGAAGAGGCCAAAAACATTTCAAGCGAGTCGTGGAAGCAAGGTAAAAAAAATTATGTACATAATAATAAACAAGCATGAGTCTGCAATCCAGTAGATACGAGTCACAGAGCGTTGTCAACACTTTCAACCTTTTCATCGATAGTGAAAGCTCGTCTGCTATTGGCCATGGACACAGCAAAGGTGATGATGTACACATTCACATGGAAGGAAACAGTGTTGAAGCATTTGACGGAGAAATCATTCGTATATCTTTGACAAACTTTACAATGTTCAACAATCTCTACAATATTGATAACACAAACAACCGCATTCGAGTCCGTTGTCGTAACAACAGTGGCGATAATGTCATTCGTCTTGCACGGAAGAATTACAAAACCCTTAACGAGATTGCTGATAACTTTGCAACTGTATTGGGTGTAGAGTTGACTACACAAGCTGTGGCAGGAGGAGCGTCTACAGTTGCATCGTTTGCCGCCACAGGTTCAACACTACCGTCGCAAACTGCAATGGGGAATACTGGAGAACGGCATTTCGAGTTTATACTCACTGCAAAGAACTCTGGGGGTACTGCAGTCAACCACGGTCTCGCTACAGACGGTACGGGTGTTGTAATTCAATGTGAACGGAGTGCGGGGGAATCGTATCAAATACTTGGTGGTAAACGTCTCGATGAGTCATCTACAAGTTTTCAATCATTTGAGGTCACTGTGGCTGCACAAACCGTCACTGTAAAGGGTTTCTTCCCAATGCAGCGTATGTCCGATCCGTATGTGTATGTTCGTTGTGAAAATGTGTCGAACGGTCTTGAGATGGGTGTATTGGACAGTGCAAAGGGTTCCCCAGGTCCCGATGTTATCAATTCCAATATTCTCGGTAAGGTGTTCCGTGATGTGGAGTTTATCTCATATCATTCGCAAACGGGCGACGAATACTTCATCAATCTACAGCAACGCCGTCTATCGAACTTGCGTCTATTCCTTACCGATTCCAAGGGTCGTCGACTTGGTAGGTTGACGGGTTCTTCATCAAATACTGCTGCAGGTCGTATCGGTTCAACAGCGGGATCTTTTGCAAGTGATGATCAAGCATTGACTGGAAATCTGTATTTTACCGCGGTAGTAAAGATAGAGGTCATTCGCACTCGTAACCCGACCGGATTACAGTCACAACCACCTCCTTTCCCACAACCTGCAAGAGAATCACAAAGTGTGGTCATTTGGCCAGACTATGGAAGACCAAAGCATTAGAAATATATATCGTGAAACGACGCTATTTTTTTTATATGTTATAAATAAACAAAACAATGGCGGGAGTTCTACCATCTAATGTGTCCTTCTTCATGCAGCGTCTTCAGGGCGTAAGCACTTCACATTTCCTCGTCCGTCCACAGAGTAACGATTCAGCTACGGCAAATAAGATCCTCCGTTTCGAGCTACCATCAAATAGTTTGGTGAATTTCCGTTCCATCCGTCTTATGTGCAATGCTGGTGCGAATGGAACCGCTTCTGCGGGTGGTCGTCTTCCTAACGGTATTTACAAGCTTATTGAGCGTGTCGCCATCTACATGGGTGGTACGCTTGTTCAGAACAACTTCCAGGGGTACAATCTTTACCAGACTGCAAAGGAGTCTCTTGAGGGGTCAAAGTGTGACTCTGTTTCCGGCCATCCTGAAATTGTTCGCACGAAGTCGTATCATGACGGTTCTTCTATTACTGGCACAGGCAACGAAGATTACACCGGTGGTGATGATCAGTTCGCTATTGCGTACTGGGAGGGGTTGCTAAATTCGATTCAACCTTCTATCCTTGACCTCGGCAGCGTCCCACAGGTCACCGTTGAGATCACCCTTGCGGAGGATGCTGTGTGTCCTACATGTGCTGGAGTCGCTTTGGATGGTACTGGATCGTCGGATATCACCGATGTTAACTCAACCACTGCCACATACACACTAAGCAACATCTCTATGCAGATGGAGGTCCTCGGTATGGCCACCAGTGTACTTGACCAGATTCTTGAGCAGCGTATTTCGTCTGTTGGGTATATTTCACTACCTTTTACGAATGTATTCACATATGTCTCCACCCATAGCGGTACTTCGCGTTTCTCGGTGAACAGTGCGTCCTGGGATCGTCTATGGATCTGCTACCGCCCCACTACCTTCTCTACTCGTGCAGGAGCGCATCGCGTCCCAGGTTACAAGAAGGCGGGTGCGTTTGTAGACGATGTTGCGGGTCAGTCTGCTGCGGACATCGATGTTGGTGTTCCGGATTACGACACTGGTGGTAGTCTCGACACGAACAAGGAAAAGTATATTTCTGCATACTTCCGGATGAAGGAGCCTGCACTTACGAGTGCAACTGTTCCTGCTACCTATCAGTTACAGATTAACGGTGCTACTGTACCCGCTTTCCGTGCGAACCGTAACGAGATGTACGAAATTACCCGTAATAGCGTTGACTCGTATCATGTGGAGCATAACATGACCCTTAACCAGTATGTCGACTCGTACTTCGTCCAGTGTATGCGATTTTGTCTTCCAGATTCTCAGATGTCACGTCTGGCGTCTGGTTTGGACACCAGGAGTGTTTCCGCACAAGCGGCAGTCGAAACTACTGGTTTCAGTGAGAATTGCAACCTTACAGTGTATGCAGAGTGCACTTCCGAGTTGAGAGTGGGCGCGGGACGCGCGATTTCCGTTATTGTCTAAGCAAATAGACGCGAAAGTATGTCCAAACGACTCCTGAGACGATTCTAAAAAAAAATATATACAATACAATAAAAAACAATGGTCGATATCATCGGACTCCATTCTGGAATACGCCCATTCAAAGGAGCAAAGGAAATGACATTTTTCGACATGGACACAGGAGGTATGGGATTCGAGCCCAAGAACAACAATGTAAGAGAACCTGCGTCTGGTATGTACACACCGTTATCAAAACCGCCAGACCAATTCAATCCGATTCTGCAGACAAAGAGTATGAACGGTGTTCTGCATTGCAAGGGACAACCAGAAGCAATCAAATACGGAAGGCGCGACACTTCTCTTACAGATAACATGTACCCACAGTCGGGCTATGCACGGCATCAACCGCTGGGGTTAGCGACCGACTTCAACAAACCGATGAACGGTCCCGTTATGCCGATTGAGGGATTCTACAATCCCGACGCACAGAATGTGCTCGGCAACGTTCCTGGATAAAAATATCTTCGTTAGTATAAAACGATGGCTCTCCCATTTCAATCGTTCGATTATCACGAACCCTCCGCAACTCTTTCTGAGTTGACAAGTGAACAGGTAACAGCGGATGATGATTCCGTAACACTTACATCACCGTCAGGTGGTTCACTTGAAATAAATACAGCAGTCGAAGTCAAAACAGGTGTATTGAAGTTGAATGCAGCTGGTATGGAAGCAACGACAAATTTCAAG